AGGCTGAGGCTGCACTGAGAGAAGTGATCATCAATCAGAGAGGGTACCAAGCCTATCAGGATCTCCTGAAGATCCGTAAAGAGATTGCACAGGAAAGAAAAGAACAAGAACGTCAGGCTAAACTTGAAGCCGAAGAGCTAAGAGCAAACATAGAGGTTGCGGTGGGTGTAGTTGTTGTCTGTATAATTATTGCTGTCTTGTGCGCAGCCGTACTACACTTCAAGGGATACTTTTAATGGCTACAGTTTTAGACAGTTGGAAAGTATTACCACGGCTAATGATGTTAGCCTTTACGATCATGTCTTGGAGAGTAGTCGAATGGTTTATGCAGTTACCAGATCCTACTACACAACAAACATCTCTTGTCTCCGTCTGCATGGGTGCAGCTACAGGGGCGTTCGGGATCTGGATGTCGAAGGAAGTAAAGTAATGCCAGTAAATAAGGTGGAAGGTGGTTACCGTTGGGGTAGATCAGGTAAAATCTACAAGACAAAAGCCGAAGCAGAAAAACAAGGACGTGCTATATATGCTTCGGGCTACGGGAAAGGAAAACCAAAGAAGAAAGCTAAGAAAAAGGCCTAAGCTTTATCACCCCAGTAAACACACTGATAGTTTTTTATAACGTACTTCTTGTCCTCGTAGATCTTTATACCCTCGGCTAAGATCTGGTAACACTCCTCTTGTGTCTTAGCTAACACGGTAGAGGACTGTCCAGAACAAATAGACAAATCAGAAGTACATATTAACAGGACTGCGGTAAACATCTAGCTTTCCTCTGCATGTTCAATAAGAAAGTCTAAGTAGTGTCGAGCTTTCTTTAGGTCTTCAACGCCGTTCTTATGTGCCCAGCGTGTAACATACTTAACGACGTTACCTTCGCAGAACCCTAGTTCATTAGCCATGATATAATCAATAGGCTGTATTGTTTGGATCTGATAGTGGTCACCACCAATTTGAAACTTCTTAGCTGTCATTGTATAATCCTTAGGTAAGGGAGAGTAGCACTAAACTACTCTCTCTTTTTTTATGGTTATTTGAGGAAAATCTCAATGGCTGCTACTACGGTTACGAATAGTGCGTATGCTTCTAGTCCTGTCATGTTATCTCCTATGCTGTCAGGTCTACAATTTCACAGACATCACCTGAACAGGCCATTGTCTGCATAGCTACGGTGTTATCAGACTTCTCGTAGTTTGTCAAGAGGGTCCAGTCAATTTTTTCTGGCATCAACTTAGCTAACTCTTCGTACTCTGACTTGCCGATCTCTTGGTATGGTGCCTGTTGGTACGTGTGTTCGTTGTATGGCAAGAAGGATACCCCTGACATTTCATCGAAGTGTTCGTAGACAAATGCACCCACCTCAAACCACTCGTCCTTACGGACATTGATAGTGACTGAGGGTTTGTGTTCACACCAGTGACGTTGGAATGTCAACCATGTCTCAAGTTGTTCAATAGCTGTCAGGTCTTCGGTAACAACAGCACCAGCTGGGGCCTTGACAGGGAACGAGAACACAGTTGTCTGGTCAGGTTTGAACACATCAGGTTCGTTAGGGATACCTTGGTCAATCATAAACTGAGTCAAGGGGTCTTTGTTATCTCCTCTAACGGTTCTAATATAGTAGTGGCTATGCCGTGCGTGGATACCACTGGCCGAGTCAACGAGTTGCGAGACAGTTCCACTAGGTTTAACGCATGTAATAGCAGCAGAAGACTGAATGCCAAGCCGATCAGCCAGTTCATTGTTTGTGACAACAGCCACACTACGAAGATGTTCAAGAGTTTTAGGTAAGCCAACATTCTTACTCGTCAGTAGTGGGTTATCCATTATCCCTGTGAGGGACACACCGAGCAGTCGTTCCTCTTCGGTATTTCGCTGCCACACTTTTCGCAAGTATGGAAACTTGGTGTAAGTGGACTGAACGGTTCCGAGAATAGTTGCCAAGCGAACCTTTCGTTCCAAGTCGTCGATGTTATCTGTCGCACGTACAACAACCTCAGTGAGATTGCAGAACTGATACGGACGTAGAATGATTTCACTGCAAGGATTAGTCCCGAACTCATGGTCAGGGTCACGCCGCCCAAACTTTGCAGCTTGTTTCTTAGAAGCTTCACGGTTAAATACTCCTCGTTCTCCTGAGCCTGACTCAACCAAGGCCATCCACTCACGCATGAAGGACAGGCTGTCAGGCTTCTCTGTATATGACACTGAGTTATTAGCTAGTGCCCGTTGCGGGTTGTGTGTCCACCAGTCACCTGACTTGGCGTGACGCATACGATCATCTGACAGGTTAGACAGAGAGATCATAGCACTGCGACGTACACCACCAACAACTACTACCTCACCGATCTTACACATCAGGTCATGGCATTCGATAGATGACAGCTTACGTCCCTGTGCTTCCTTGAAGATCTTAACTGCGAAGTTAAACAGATCAACAAGAGGGGCTGGACCTGAGGCACGACCACCGAATGTCTTTAGTCGTGCACCTGCAGGACGGACAAGACTTACGTCCCACTTAGGGATTTCACCAGCCCAGAGGAGTGCTAGTAGTTGACGGAAAGCCTTAGCCCACCCTTCCTTACTGTCCTTGACGACGATGGTAGTCTCACTGACGAACAACTCAGGGACCTCAGGAAGCTTACTGATGAACTGACGTTCAACACTGAACCCAACACCAGTACCACAGAGAAGGATGAACATAGCCTCATCGAAGGACTTCGGGTCATCTACGGGTAAGTAGCTGCAGTTATAACCAGCTGTGTTGTCACGTGCCAAGGCAGGGCCAGCTGTCATCATGGCTCTCATAGATGGCATGACTTCTAGGTTAAGGATAGACTGTTCAATTTGATTGACATAGCTGTCATCACCTAAGACAGGACGGACAACATTATCCATGTAACGTTTAACTGTTTCAGGCCATGACTCACGCCCCTTACCGTCAATGTAACGAGCATAACGCGAAGTATGAATGAAAGATTGGTAGTCAGTTGGTAGATAGTTATTTGTCATTAGATCCTCGCTTCTCTAAGTCATCCTTCATCCAGACCAAACGGTCAATGTCACAGCGGTTAATACCAATGTCACGTAGCTCTAGGTCTGACAACATGTTTAATTCTTTTATTACTCGTCGGTGTGCTCTCCAAGTTTGAATGTACTTAAGGAACCGCCATACCCATTTAGGTGCTGCAACAATCATCGCTTATCTCCTGATCCTTTTAAAGTACCACGTTCTTTACGACCATGTAGTTTCTCTAGGTTAGCTAATGCAATGTCGTGTAAGTCAATGTTTAAGTCACGAGACAGAGCCGCTACGTACCAAAGGACATCCCCAATCTCGTCAGCAATACCTTGACGATCAAAGTTTTCATCACGTAGGATCTTCTTAACTTTGTTGGCCACCTCACCAGCCTCTGCAGCTAGGCCTAAGGCAGGGTAGAGTATAGCCTTTGTTGAATTATAGATAGCTGTTTTAGCTGCCATCTTTTGGTACTCATTCAAGTCCATCTTTTCTTTATACATTTCGCTATAGTATTCCCAAGCGTTCAAGTCAGACTCATTAATCATTCTTCCCACCTTTCGATTTCTTCTTCTTCATTAGTTGTGTCCACGTATTCTTTAGGGTCAAGCAATCCTTCGTCAACCAGTAATCTGATAACGTGCTCAACGGATATATCATTCTCCTCAAGCAACCATTCAAGGTCAAAGTCTTGAGCCAAGGTTCGTATTTTACTATCAAGATCAAACATTGTCAAGACCTTTTCTCCTTAATCCATGACATAGGAATAGTTTCCCTAGCGTATTTAAAACCATGTTGCTCACACCAAGCAGCGTATGTAGACTTAGAACCTTTACTTATCTTGGCGTTAGGGTTACTAAAGACAAAACGTATGTCATACTCAGGGTGTTGCTCTTTTACCTTCAAGTGTTTTGCTCTGTCTGATGGTAAGAATCGTCCCTTAGTTTCTATTATAATACCGTTTGGTAGTATGAAGTCAGGGGTGTATACCTTGACATCTGGTTGCCACTGGATCTTAAGTGTTTCGTATTCAAACTTAACCTTAAGCTTTCGTAGATAGGCAGCTGTCCTCTTCTCTAGTCCTGATCTATAACGCACTTAGGCGGCTCCCATATTTGATTTGGATGACGACGTAACCATAGCAGTACCCCATTCTCTACTACACGTTCTTCTTCTCCACCGTAAGCACGTAAACACTCTTCGTATAGACAGGCCTCATTGTCACAGTCATCTAGCATCTTCTTAGCTTTAGCTGGTCCAACACCGTATAGTCCTACGATATTATCTGCTCTGTCACCAGTAAGAATCTGAGTATAGAAAAACTTTAACCCTTCAAACTCAGAAACTTTAGTGAACTTTCCCTTAGTTGGATTGTAGTGACCACAAGGAATCTGTAACATATCTTTATCTACAGACACAATGATTGTATCATCGAGGTTCTTTGTTGCTTCAATACCAATTAGGTCATCAGCCTCTTCACCATTAGATACAACAGCCTTCCAATTCTTAACTAGGTGTTTTCTAATACCAGCTAAGTGTTTAGGTTTCTCTACGTCTTTTCGGTTACCTTTATATGGGTGGCTAACTGCATAGTCATAACGATAGTTTCCTTTTCCAGTAAGGAAAACTTTGTAGTCAGACTCACTTGGTTCCCAAAGAATATCCTCTATTGCCTGAGTAAGTAAGTCATCTACTTTATCAATAGCATCCTCAAGGCTTTCATCCTCACAAGAAAAGGATGCACGATAGGCGAAGATGTCCCCATCAATCAGGATCTTTGGTGCTGTTTGCTTTTGTTTTTTCTTTGGCACGTTGACGTTCCTCTTTTGTCATTGGTCTGATGTCTGTAAAGTCATCAGCTTGGGGCCATTCGTTGTCGGGTTGTACTTTCTTAGCTCTGTCAATAAACCACTCGTCAGGTAGTGGCTTACGTCCATCAGGTAGCTTCGTCATTCTCGTACCTCACATGATCTTCGATGAAGTCATACACCAAGCCCATGTCTAGCTTGGCTGCGGCGCAGTATAGGGCTAACGTTAAGCCTTCCTCTGCTAACAGTCCACGGGCATGTGCATCCATGTGAAACTGATAGGTGGCACTACCATCTTCATGTTCCTCTATGGTTTCGACACCAATCATACCTACATCTTTATTCATCATTCTTCTCCATCAGTGCTTCCCAAGACACAGGGAATAGTTTAGACATCTCTGAGCTGATCTGATCGGCTACCAGACGTGACTCGTATTGTGTGTCCTCTTTGCAACGTAGGTGACACATGGAAGCAAAGGCATCTAGAGAACCTGACCAGTACCACTCGGTCATCATAGACTGAGGCAGTACCATACGTGCTTGCTCTGGTGCTACTCCTTCACCTAGTAGATAGTTGTATGTGGCAAAGGCCCAAGTGTTTGTCTTAGACAAAGCTCTCATACTATGTCCTGTTATATTAACAACACCATTGCTGCCTTGTTTCTTGTCTTCACTCTTACCACGCCACTCAGTTGGCATATAGAACTCAGGTTCATCATCAACGTAACGACGACTGATTTCATTCCACCGTAGAAACTTGTGCTTGACTAACTGACGTGCCACGAACACTGGTGCTTTAACGTGGAACGATGCAAAGGCATGACCGAATGGGCTAATGTGCTTGTGTTGGGCTAGATAGCGGATCAGCTTCACGTCACGTTGATGTAATGCTTTCTCTAGTGGGCCATTAGTATCAACCCCAGAGTAAATGTATTCACTTTTCTTACCAAAGCTAACACGTGCTGCGTTTACTACAGACAGGTCACTGCCCATGTGGTCAATGTAAGTTGCTGTAATCATTATACTACCCCATTAAAGGACAGGGCCATTACAGCCCTGCCTGTTGTCTTACCAAGCGTCTTCTAGTGAACGCTCTTCGTAGGGTACATGCTCAATGATGCCTACCTTTTCTAAGCGAACGGATGCAGTTGATCCTTCCCCATAGATAGATATTTTTACTGCAGCCTTGGTTCCGTTACCAAGTTCTCCCTCTGCAATAAAATCCCACGGCATGTTGCTCTTACCTTGCGTAACTTTAGGTGCACCACCAAAGTCTTCGATACCAGATGGGTGTACGTTGGGACGCTTTAGTTTAACACCTAGTCGGTTATCAGCATAGCTATATTCTTTGATCATCTTGTTACCCATAGATACTTCTGGATAACCTAGATCAACCATACGCTGTAGTTCTTCGTTATCTTTTGGGATAAAGATAGTGTTGAACTGACCTTGTGTCTTCTCATGGTACTCGCTGTCGTCCATATTACCTTCGTGTAGACGTGCGTAATATAGTTCACCTTCAAATGTACCGAACTTAGTTTGTTTCTTAGCCAATTTTATTCTCCTTTATTGACTGATGTTTTACTTACATATACTTTATTTCTTGGTTTGTCAAGAGTAAAGATACAAAAGAACACAAATAGTTATGACCATCATCATTAGTGTGTGTCTCTCCAGTTCTTGCCGATGTCAGTTGATCCAGCTAGTGGGCAGATCATATCAAACTTCTTACCTGTGTCAACGATAGACTCACGCTGGATCTCACCTAGTAATTCTGCGTCACGTTTACTGCCAGTAACTTCTGTTTGCCATTCGTCATGCGGCCATGTCACTAGCTTGTAGTCAATCCACTGACGTTTAGCACGATAAGTCCATTGAAGTGCTGCATGTTTCATGATGACTGCCTCACCATTCTGTAGCATACCAGCCAATGTCTTGTGTTGACTTGGTACTTTAACACGTCGTCCATCTAGACCTTTGAACCAACCACGTTTGGCAATCTCAGGTATGCGTTGCTTCTTTAGTTTAGATAAACCCTCAATAGATTCCATGAAGTTCTCTACGGCCTGACCTGCTTCTCGTTGGTTGACCTTTAGTATCTGTGCAATCTTAGCATTACCTGCACCTAGTAGGAAGGCATAGATGAATGTCTTAGCCATGTCACGTGTGATGTGTGACATACCTAAAGCCTTACGGTTCAGGTTATGGATGTCTGTCTCGTCCTCTTTCTTACCTGACACAATAGCATGAACGTACTCTTCTGAACGCATGAGATGTGCAAGTACACGTAGCTGGATACCCTCAGCATCTGTACCTACTAACCATGAACCTAAAGGGGCAGACCATAGTGCACGGAACTGACCGTCATACTTGGCCTTCACCTTCTCTACTTCTGTCTTAGGTTCACCATGAAACTCAGACGGAATGTTAGCTTGGTTAGGATTGCGGTGGGCCATGCGACCTGTCCATGCACCGATGTGACTAAAGCTACCATGAATACGCTTGTCTTCCTTAACGTGGCCTAGCCACTCCACCAGTGAGGAACGTCGTCCTTCAAGGGTCAACCACTCGGCCAGACGTTTACCGCCTGTAGGGGCTGTCTCAGGCAGTGTGCTAAGGTTTGCCTCGGATAGTGTCCATCCATAGGTATCAAACTTTTGTTTTCTTTCATCCATTTTCGAACCTCTCTAAGTATCTTACCGCATTTAAAACACCAGTAAGATTGTCTCCTAACTTACCAATACCGTGATTACACTCTTGACAAATCCAACCCCTAAACTTTAGGGTGTCGTGGCAATGGTCAACAACTAAAGTTTTGTCTGATACTTCACCACAGCAATCACACAACTCTGTCCTTAGGTGCGCAAACCTTTTCTTTAAGTCTTCTGTAACATCGGTTGTTTTCTTTTTACAAGCCTTACACCTACTGTCTAACCCTGTTTTGTAATGAATATGTTTATAGAAAAGACTTACGTGTTTTTCTTTTTGACATATCTTACAAACCTGAGTGTCGCCTTCTGGTATATCTTCAAGTTCTTCGAAAAGTTTTAATTGATTCTCGCTCATAGTCGATGTGTCCTTTTGTCTTTTCGAATGGCGCCCAACCTGCTTCCCATAGTCTATCTATGCGCTGCTTAGGTGAGGCTGGATTGAATGGTATGTAGTCATAACATACAAGCTCGTTAGGTTCAACAGATTTATCTAGAGACGTTGAATAATATTTCTCTCTTGCCTTGATGACAGAAGAGAATAAACTACCATCTGCTTTCCTTCGGTACTGGATACGATTGACTTCTGTAAGTTTGGGTGGGAAGTCTTCTTGAAAACTTGCTTCAAGAGCTTCCATTCTTTCACATATCTCACCTAATAATTCCTCTGCTTTGTCCTCTTCGAAATAGAATCCGTTCGCTGTCATCTGTTCGCATAGGATTTGGATGTCATGCTCACAGCGTAAAGACTCTTGCCATTCAGGATCTTGTATGACTTTCTTAAAGTGTCTATATAACTTGACAGTAACAGCAACGTCCTGTTCGCAGTACTCTATCATTTCATCTGACAGTTTACTAAAGTCATTGAACCCGATCTTGAAATCACCAAGGCGTTTACCCCATGCCTTTAGACTGTGGCCTTTACCATCTAGTGTATAGTCTACCAACCTAGACACAATCAATGTGTCAATGACAGACTGTTGATCAATGATGTTTCCAAGTAAACGGTTGATCACAGGAACATCGAAGCCAATCCCATTGTGAAACACAAACTTATCAACTCCACTACAGTAAGCAATAAATCTTTCCCTCTCTTCTGGTATTGTTGTGGTGTTAAGGAAACGTTCACGTTCACCTGTCTCCACATCCTCTGCGCATATGACCCATATAAACGTAGCATCTAAGCTATCAGTTTCTATGTCCATTGCTACGATCTTATCTGTCTTCAAGGTCATTTTCATCTCCGAATATATCGAACCAGATAAACTGGACAACTGTCCAAGGCCACACAATACTATGTAATAGTGTCCTGTTTCTGTTCATATCCTCTTCTTTCTCTAGTAGATAGAACACTGTGTGTACGTGGATGAAGTGCAGGTATATACCTAGACAGTACAAGATACCTGCAAGTGTTGCCATGTAATCAAAAGTCATCTGGTTTCTCGCTAAGGGTAAAGGTTGATGGGTTGAACCGTAGCTGACCAGCATATCCTGTCGGTCCTACGGGTCTGTTCTTTGTAACCAACAGTTTAGTTGTGTTCCTTTCATCTATATCCTCAGCCATCTTGTCTCGTTTCAAGTCAACGACAACTGATGCTCGTTGTTCGATCATGCGGCAGTACTTGACAGCACCGTCATCGTTAGTGTGTCCGATGGTCACGATACCTACACCTAACTCAGCTGCCAACTTAGACAGACGGACTGACAGGTCAGCTAGGAATTGTTCCTTGCTTTCCTCTGCCGCTACACCTGCACTGATGTCCTGTATCGGCTCGAAGAACACATACTGTACACCACAGGCCTGAGATAGATACCTTATCTGTGACAACAAGTCAAGGGGGTCATCCTCGTCGTTGAGATAGAACTGGTATAGCCTCTCGTCTTTAGTCAGATCCTTGATAGCCTCTTGGACTAAAGCATCCATACCTTTTTCTCCTATCAGGTCCTTACGTGTCAGGTTGTCGTTAAGGTGGTATGACACCAAGCCTAAGAGGGAACGTAGCTTTGTTTCTTCCATGTGCCAGATAGCAATCTTGATCTCTGGGTAGTGTGATAGGATACGATACTCTAGGTACCGCATGAACTCTGTCTTACCTATGCCCGTCTGTGCCTTGAACAGGGTGAAGTGTCCCTGCATTAGGCCAAGACACATCTCGTCGAACTCAGCCAAGCCTGTCTCTACATAGACGTGATCATCTGCATTGCTATATAGGCCAAGGAACTGGTCAGGTGTATTCAATACGTTCTCAGGTGTGTACTTTCTAGCGTTGAACCATGCAGCCCTGAACTCTTGGGTTGCACCTGCCTGTAGGAACTCGTTAGCATCCTTATACTTGTCGTGTGGTACACGATAGACTTTGTTCGGGTACATCTTGGCGATCTTGTGGGCGACAGCATTACCTGCCTCGTCGTTGTCTATTGACAGAACGATCTTGTCAAAGGATGACAGCCAATCGTGTACGTTTTCCCATAGCTTGCGTGAGGGTTTAGCTGATGGCAGTGACACCACAGGGTTTTGATACTTCGGGTTGTGCATCATCTGGTAGACAGACATTGCATCTAGCTCACCCTCTGTGATGGTCACAGTCTTAGATGTCCCTGCGTTCCATAGGTTCATACCGAACAATTCGTCTGACTTAAAGCCATCCTTTGCGCGGAAGTCTTTAGGGAATAGGCGTGACTTGATACCACCTGATGGATACACGTAGTCCTGATACTGTTCTTCACCCTTACTGTCAAGGTACGTGTAGCAGTTATAGAATTTCATGGTGTCAGCTGTGATGCCACGGGTACCACGATAGATAGCTGTCATCTTTTCTAGTGGGACAACCTCTAAGTTTTTAAATGATTGTATTGCCATGTCCTCGTCGTCCCCTCGTTCCCAATACTCACAGCTAAAGCAATAGCCGTGACCGTCTGTGTACCGTGCCAGTGCATCACTTGACCCACACTCAGGGCAGGGTTCGTGCTTGACAAATGTACTGTCGCTATTCCTCGTCATCATATTCTATTTCTCCATCACCATCACAGACATCACATGTCTGCCACTCGGTGTCGATATAACCGATGTCCCTAGTAAAACCTTGGCAACGGTAAATGTCAACCTCTATTTCACCTCGGCCCCCACATTCTGGGCATTGCCGTGCGATTAATAAATCATCTGACAACATTTTTATTTTTCCTCTTGACAAGTTAGATTTTCTTCGTATAATAGGGCTGCGTCCTGCGCAGGGTATATACTACTAACAGTATAGTCATCACTGTCATAGATGTCAGGATCATGTTCATAGTCTTGTATGATTGTATCATGATCATGTTTATACCAGTATGTAAAGTATGGTAGCTGCATTAGAATGGTGGCTCCTCATTTTTATATTCAGGTTTCCAGACGACAAAGTCTTGTTGTTGTTTGTGTTGGTCTACAGGTTCTCTCTTATCATACTGAAACATGATAAACAAGAACTGTTCTATGGTATTACCCCACATTTTCTACGACCTTGAACTTTAGTTTATTATTGACAGCCTTTAGACCTGACATATAATTGTCAATAGTCCTTTGATTATTGTCCATATACCAGACGATAAGCTTGCCATCTTCGTCATATACTTCTAGTCTATTTGCCATATCCGTGTCTCCAATTCTTGAAACATTTCCAACAGTGATCCTTGCCTAGTACTTTGTCTATCAGCCAGACAAGGTTTCTCTTTTCATTCAGATACCAGACGTAGTTTCTTGCGCTGAATGTCTGATAAGGTTGGCCGCCAAGTATTGCGTTCAGTGTGACGGACAACCCTATGCATACTCTAAAGAAGTACTTAAGCATTTACCAAAACTTTACGC